AAAAAGCAACAGGTGGATTAGTAGGTAGAGGTCAAGGAAGAGTATATAAATCCAAAATAACAAAAATGTTCTAATGGCTAAACTTTGTCCAAGAGGAAAAGCTGCTGCAAAAAGAAAATTTAAAGTATATCCAAGTGCATATGCTAATATGTATGCATCCGCTGTTTGTTCTGGAAAAGTAACACCTGGTGGTAAAAATAAATCTCAACAAAGAAAAGAACGTTCTAATTATGAACAAGGTGGTATTGCTAAAGGTTGTGGAGATGTTTTAGAAAATAGAAGAAAAGTAACTAAAAAATATTAGTATGGCAAATGGACTTCGAAAATGGGTTGCTGAAAAATGGGTGGACATTGGATCGAAAAGAAAAGATGGTTCATATGCTCCTTGCGGAAGATCGAAAGGAGAAAAAAGAAGAGGATATCCTAAATGTGTCCCGCTCGCTAAAGCTAGATCAATGTCGGAAGGTCAGAGACGTTCAGCAGTTCAAAGAAAAAGAGCAGCAGGTAATACAGGACCTAAACCAAAAAACGTTCCAACCTTTACAAAAAGAAAAGATATGAGATCAGGAGGATTAGTATGAGTGGTGAAAAATATTACAAAGCAGAACGAGCAAGACAAGCTAAATTTAGAGAATCTGAAAAAAAATTAGAAGAGAATTATAAAAAAGTAAGACAAGAAGAAATGGATGCTGAAAAATATGCTAGACTATTTCCAGAAGATTCTACTAGAGAATATAACCCAGTTGAACATTATAAAAAAGGTGGACTAGTGGGTAGAGGACAAGGTAGAACTATAAAAACTAAAAAAACAAAAGTATACTAATGGGAGATATTGCATTAAGAGGACAAGGACGAGCATTTATGGCATCTGGTGGTAGAACTCCAGCATGGCAACGTAAAGAAGGTAAGTCTCAATCTGGTGGATTAAATAGAAAAGGTATTGCATCTTATAGAGCTGCAAATCCTGGATCTAAATTATCTATGGCAGTTACAACTAAACCTTCTAAATTAAAACCAGGTTCTAAATCTGCTAAAAGAAGAAAATCATTTTGTGCTAGAATGTCAGGTATGAAAAAAAGACTCACTTCAGCTAAAACTGCAAGAGATCCGAATTCAAGAATTAATAAGTCTCTACGTAAGTGGAACTGTTAATATAACCAACAGGAGAAAGAAAAATGGAAGATACAATAGATGTAGCAAGTAAACTACAACGATTTATGAAGGAACAATTGAAGAATTTATCTACAATTATCACTTCAGGAGGCGTTGACAATATGGAAGACTATAGGTATATCCTAGGTCAAATTCGTACATACGAATTTTTATTACAGGAAATCTCTAACCTGCTTAACAAGAAGGAGCTAAAAGAAGATGCAAAAGGAAACGTTATCAAACTCGACTGAAGTACCTAAAACGGTATTAGGTCTTGAAGAAAAATATAAAGAAGAAGACAAAAAAACTGTAAGAGCAGAAAATATTACTGAATCTTTAATTGACAGTTTACCACAACCATCCGGTTGGAGGATTTTAGTATTACCATTCACTCCCAAAGATAAAACAAAAGGTGGAATTATATTTTCACAAGAGTCTTTGGATAAATTAAGAATATCCACAAATTGTGGTTATGTCTTAAAACTTGGACCATTAGCTTATAACGACAAAGAGCGTTATCCAACAGGTCCATGGTGCAAGGAAAAGGATTGGGTGATCTTTGCCAGATATGCTGGCTCAAGACTACCAATAGAAGGCGGCGAAGTCCGTCTTTTAAACGATGACGAAGTTTTAGGAACCATAAAAAATCCTGAAGACGTTCTTCATCACATTTAAACATAGGAGGAAACTATGCCAGAAGATAAAAAGAAAGATCCTTTAGTAGATGTCGGCGAAACAGAAGGTGCTGATGTTGAATTAGAATCTAAACAAGAGGAGGTATCTCATGAAGTTGCTGAAGACGGTATTAAGTCCTTGGACACAACTGCGCAATCAAATGAGCAGCCTGTTGTTCAAGCTAGCAAACAAGAAACAGAAATAAAGGACCAAGGAACAGATACAGAAGCGAAGAAAGAATTAGAAGATTACAGTGAAGGCGTAAAAAAGAGAATTGCTAAACTAACTAAAAAGATGCGTGAAGCTGAAAGACAGCGTGAAGCTGCCATTGAGTATGCACGTAAAATTCAAGGTGAAAAAGAAACTTTAGCAGGTCGACTTACTAAATTAGATACAGGTTATGTTACTGAAATGGAAAATAGAATTAAATCTTCCATGGAAGCAGCAGCCGCTAAATTAGCACAAGCTAGAACTGATGGCGATTTAAAAGCAGAAATTGCAGCACAAACTGAAATAGCTAAATTAGGTTATGAAGATGCTAGATTATCTGAAATTAAATCTAAACAAGCATTAGAAGTTAAAGTTGATAATGCTAAACCCGTTCAGGATTATGTTGATAGATTAAGGGAACAACCTACTCAACAAGAACAACCCATCAATCCAGATCCTAAAGCTCAAGGTTGGGCTCAAAAGAATACATGGTTTGGTCAAGATTCTGCTATGACTTATACTGCATTTGATTTGCATAAAAAGCTTGTAGAAGAAGAAGGTTATGATCCACAAAGTGATGAATATTATGCAGAAATTGATAAAAGAATAAGACTTGAATTTCCGCATAAATTTGCTACTAATACAGCACAAACGACAAATACTTCAAAACCTACTCAAACCGTAGCTTCGGCTAGCAGAGCAGGTGGAAAAAGTTCTGGTCGCAAAACTGTAAGACTCACACCGTCACAGGTAGCTATTGCTAAAAAATTAGGTGTGCCACTTGAAGAATATGCGAAACAATTAACCACGAAGGAGGTATAGGCATATGGACAACAACGAAAATAAAACTTCCCGTGCGAGCGAAACTAGGGTTAAAGAAGAAAGACCCAAAGTTTGGACTCCACCATCATCTCTGGATGCACCACCTGCGCCAGACGGATTTAGACACAGATGGATAAGAGCTGAAAGTGTGGGCTTCGATGATACGAAGAACATTTCCGGCAAATTGAGATCTGGTTGGGAACTAGTTAGAGCGGATGAATATCCTGATTCTAATTATCCAAAAGTCAAAGACGGAAAATACGCAGGAGTGATTGGGGTTGGTGGCCTATTGCTGGCTAGGATACCCGAGGAGATCGCCAAATCTCGAGAAGAGTACTTTGCACAAAGGACTAAAGATCGAGAAGATGCTATTGCAAACGATCCTCTGAGAGATCAGCACCCAAGTATGCCAATCAGTAAAGAGAGGCAGACTCGTGTAACTTTTGGTGGCTCAAAGAAGAACTAATTATTTAGTAATTCCTAACCACAAAGTTTAAAATAAACTTAAGGAGAAAATAAATATGGCAAACTCAACAGTAGCCTTCGGTTTCAGACCGCTAGGCAAACTTGGTGGGAACCCAGCTGCAGGTGGACAAGATCAATATGTGATCGTGGACAACTATAGCTCGTCTATTTATCAAGGAGACCTTGTTAAGCTAAACGTTACTGGTGGAGTTATCGTAGTTGATACTTCAGCTCTAACTAGTATTTTTGGCGTATTCAATGGATGCTTGATTGAATCAGACCCATCAACTAAAAAACCAAAATGGTCAAATTTTTACTCACAAACGAATATCACACAGGGTGAAATTCAGGCGTATGTAATTAATGACCCTAACCAATTGTACCTAGTTAAATCTACAGGAACTGCTCTAGGAACTACTGCGGTTGGAGTAACTTTTAAACAAGTATATGCAGCTGGTAATACTAATAACGGTATTTCTGGTGCTTACCTTGATTTAGGAACTTCATCAGCGGCAAGTGCTGGACAAGTGACAGTGGTGAATACTTCACCATTCGTAGGTAACGAAGAGGCTGTAACTAATGAAGATTTCATTGTTAGAATCTCTAAAGGTACTCAATTACTATAACAGGAGAATATAAACTATGGCTATCTCAAGATCACAACTAGTTAAAGAACTAGAACCAGGTTTAAACGCTCTGTTTGGACTTGAATATAAACGTTACGAAAGCGAGCATGAGGAAATCTTCATCAAAGAAACTTCAGATCGAGCATTTGAAGAAGAAGTGATGTTATCTGGTTTCGGTAATGCTGCTATTAAGTCGGAAGGTTCAGGCGTGACATACGATCAAGCGCAAGAAACTTTCACTGCTAGATATACGCATAATACTATAGCTCTTGCGTTTTCAATCACTGAAGAAGCGATTGAAGATAACTTGTATGACAGACTAGCGTCTAGATATACAAAAGCATTAGCTAGATCTATGGCGAATACAAAGCAGGTAACTGCGGCTAACGTATTGAATAACGGAT